GGTTTCTATTGATTACGATGGAACTAGAAAATCTTCTGTAATTCAAAAATTCAAAACAGCATCGGCAACTGATAGTACTGATATTAAAAATGTTTTTGTGCCGACTCCGTATAATATTCAATTTGAGTTGAATATTATGTCAAAGCTTCAAGATGATGTACTTCAGATCATAGAACAAATACTACCATTTTTTCAACCATCTTTCAATCTTTCAATTAATTTTATTCCTCAAATTAATGAAATTAAAGATGTTCCAATAATATTAAATAGAATTAATTTTAGAGATAATTACGAAGAAGATTTCAGAACTAGAAAGATTATAAATTATACATTAACTTTTACATTAAAAACATACTTATATAGTGAAATTCCATCAGATCAAGATGGTCTAATTAAAAAGGTTCAGGTCGATTATGCAACTGATGCATTGAGGAGTGCTAAGAGAGAAATTAGATACACATCAACTCCAAAAGCTCTTGAAGACTATAACGATGATGGTCAGATAAACTCTCTTGACGATCCATTTATTGAAATTGGAGATGATTTCGGATTCAACAGAGATCTACAAGAATTCTCAGACTTTAAAACTTACAGTCCAAATCAAGGAATTGATGTTGATGTATGAGTATGATGGAAAAAAAGTATGAAGGATTAGAAAAAGCTTTAAATATCAAAACTGATATTGATAAAGCTATTGATACAGAAGTAGTATCAAATGAAATTGTAGATGTTAATCCTGATGAAAAAGAATCTAATGATCCAGAAAAAGATTATGAATATACTAGAGAAAATCTTTATAAGTTAATAGATAGAGGTCAAGAGGCAATTGAAGGAATTCTTGAATTAGCACAGGAATCTGAACATCCAAGAGCGTTTGAAGTTGCTGGTCAGTTAATTAAATCTGTTGGAGACGTTACAGATAAGTTATTAGATCTTCAGAAGAAGATGAAGGATTTAGATGCTCCAAATAAAAAAGGAAACACAACAGTAAATAATGCACTTTTTGTTGGATCTACAGCAGAATTATCTAAACTTTTAAAACAAGGTCTTCTAAATAATAAAGAAGAATAATCTTAACTCATGAAATCACTTAATTTAAATGAGGAGGGACTACGTGATTGGTTTGGAAAGTCCAAATCTAAAGATGGTAAAAAAGGTTGGGTTAATGTTGTAACAGGTGATTCTTGTGCAAGTGACAAGCCTGGTGAGGGCATTCCTAAGTGCGTATCTTCTGAAAAAAGAAATAGTATGTCAAAGAAAGAGAGACTTGCTGCAGCTGCTGCAAAAAGAAGAGAAGATCCAAGACAACAAGAAAAATCTGGAGCATCTTCTCCAACGATGGTAAAAACCGACAGAGAAACTAGGAAAGAAGAAATGGACACAAGAAGAGCACCAGCAGAATTAGTTGCTAGATTGAGTGCCAGAAGAGAAGGAGAGATGGCAAAAGATGGTCCTAACAAACCAGCATATGATGCTAAGCAAAGACTTCTTGCTAAAACAAAAGCAAAAAGAATGAAAAATAAAGAATTAGAGTTAGAAGAAGCAAAAGATAAAAAAGGAAAGGGAAGTGGTAAAAAAGATGCTTGCTATAGTAAAGTAAAATCACGTTACAGCGTTTGGCCATCTGCTTATGCATCTGGAGCATTAGTAAAATGTAGAAAGGTAGGTGCAAAAAATTGGGGAAATAAGTCTGAGTCTGCAGAAGCTAATGCTAAAATGTTAGCAGGTGAAAGATATTGTGATCTCTGCCAAAAGATGGAAAAAAGAGATGAGTGTATGTATGGTCCTAAAATGTGGGATAAGCATTCAAGAGGAATTAGTGAAGATTGTGTACCAGAACAAAAAACTTTTGATCAATTCATTTTAGAATCTGCTGCTTGGACAAGAAAAGAAGGACAGAATCCTGAGGGTGGACTCAATGACGCAGGACGTAAGTCTGCCAAAGCAGATGGACATAACTTAAAACGACCTTCAAAGAAAGTTGGTAATAAGAGAAGAGATTCATTCTGCAAAAGAATGAAAGGTATGAAGGAGAAACTCACTTCTGCCAAAACTGCTAATGATCCAGATAGCAGAATCAACAAAAGTTTAAGAGCTTGGAATTGCTGATATGAAAAGTTTTCAAGAATTTCTTTCCGAAGGAGTCACTATTCAAGGTGACTTCAATGGAAATATGTACATAGGTCAGGAACAAACACAACAGCAGGAGACTTATTCTGCTGATATTGTTTGGGAAGGCAAGTTATACAGATTGGAAATGGAAGGTGAAATGATTCCCAAAAATAAATTAGCAGAGCAAATTCAGGGTGAATATCCTGGAGCAATTGTTCATCAAGTTTATCCTGGTGAAAATTCATCATCTAGAATTAAAAGTGCTAAGAGATATCAACCAGAAAGATTGCAATGGAGTGACTGAATATGCCATTTAAAAATTACTTATGGGACGAGGCATGGGAACTCAATGTTTCTCGTGGTAAAGTTCGTGGTGCATTTCACATCATAAAGTTTGGTAATAATGATGACATTGATGGTTCATTAGAGACCATCTGGGATGGTGGTGGTCTTTATACATACCTAACTTCTGCAGGAGTTTTAACAGTTACAAGTACAGATAGTGATGATTCAGAATCTGGAACTGGTGCAAGAACTGTGACTGTTGAAGGTCTTGACTCCGATTTTAATCAAGTTTCAGAAACTTTAACTGTTGGTGGTTCTGCAGGAACTGTAGAATTCTATAGAGTATTTCGTGCATTTGTTGCATCTTCTGGTTCAACTGGAAGTAATGAAGGAACTATTAGTATAAATCAAGGTGCAACAAATCTTGCACAAATTCGTACTGTAGGTTCTCCAAGTTCAAGTGGACTTGGACAGACCTTTATGGCATTATATACAGTCCCTGCTGGATACACTGGATATATCTATCAATTTGACGTATCAACTGCGAAAGCGGATGGTGATGTTTACTTAATGAAAAGACTTCATAATCCAAATGATGGTGCATGGAGAGCACAGGACACGATTCATACCAATGTAAATAGTGTTGAGAGAGAATATAAATTTCCAATCAAAATTCAAGAGAAAGCAGATATTGAAGTAAGGGCATTATCTCCCACTAATAACATGAAGTGTGCTGCAACTTTTTGTATTCTATTAGTTCAAAATAACGATACTTGATTTTAATATGCCAGATAATATATACCTAGGTAATCCTTTATTAAAAAAAGCTAATACTCCAATTGAATTTAGTGAAGATCAAATTATTGAATTCATTAAATGTAAAGAGGATCCAGTTTATTTCGCAAAAGAATATATTAAAATTGTAAACGTAGATAGGGGATTGATTCCCTTTGAAATGTATGATTTTCAAACAAAGTTAATTGATAACTTTCATAAGCATAGATTTAATATATGTAAAATGCCAAGACAGAGTGGTAAAAGTACCACTGTAGTTTCATATCTTTTACATTATGCACTTTTCAATGATAATTCAAATATTGCAATTCTTGCTAACAAAGCATCTACAGCAAGAGATCTTTTAGGTAGATTACAAACTGCTTATGAAAATTTACCGAAGTGGTTGCAACAGGGAGTTCTTGCCTGGAACAGGGGATCTTTAGAAATTGAGAATGGATCTAAGATTGTAGCAGCATCAACATCAGCATCTGCTGTTCGTGGTGGATCTTATAATATAATATTTTTGGACGAATTTGCATTCATCCCAAATCATCTTGCAGATCAGTTTTTTGCATCTGTATATCCTACAATTTCTTCTGGTAAATCAACTAAAGTAATTATGGTTTCTACCCCCCACGGTATGAACCATTTTTATCGTTATTGGCACGACGCTGAAAGAGGAAAAAATAAGTATGTGGCAACTGAGGTTCATTGGACTGAAGTTCCTGGAAGAGACGATAAATGGAGAGAAGATACAATTGCAAACACTTCTGAACAACAATTCAGAGTTGAGTTTGAATGTGAGTTCTTAGGTTCAGTAGATACTCTTATTGCTCCTAGTAAGTTAAGGAGTATGGTATATGATGATCCAATTAATAGAAATGCAGGTTTAGATATATACGAAAATCCAATATCTGGTAATGATTACTTAATTACTGTCGATGTAGCAAGAGGAGTTGAAATTGACTATTCAGCATTTGTAGTTTTTGACATATCGACTTTTCCTCATAAGGTAGTTGCAAAATATAGAAATAATGAAATAAAACCAATGATATATCCATCAGTTATACATCAGGTTGCGAAGTCATTTAATAATGCATTTATATTGTGTGAGGTTAATGATGTTGGAGATCAGGTAGCAAGCATTTTACAATATGATTTAGAGTATGAGAATCTTCTTATGTGCTCAATGCGTGGAAGAGCTGGTCAATTAGTTGGTCAGGGATTTTCCGGTAAGAAGACTCAACTTGGAGTTAAAATGTCTAAAGTTGTTAAAAAGGTAGGTTGCTTAAATTTAAAAACAATAATAGAAGAAGATAAACTTATATTCAATGATTATGAAATTATTTCAGAACTAACTACATTCATTCAAAAATCAAACTCTTTTGAAGCTGAAGAAGGATGTAATGATGACTTAGCAATGTGCCTTGTAATTTATGCTTGGTTGGTTGCTCAAGATTATTTTAAAGAACTAACTGAACAAGATGTAAGAAAGAGATTATATGAAGAGCAAAAAAATCAAATTGAGCAAGATATGTCCCCATTTGGATTTATTATAGACGGAAGAGAATCTACATCAATAGTAGATAAAGAAGGTGATGTTTGGCAACTAGATGAATACGGAGATAGATCATATATGTGGGAGTATAGATAAATGGCAAAAATTATAAATACTTTTAGACAAAAATGAAGCATTTAGAGGAGTTAAAATGGCTTTACGCTTAGCATCTCCAGGGATTAATATTAGGGAAGTAGATTTAACTAGAGGATCAGTAAATGCTACTTCTAGTTTATCTGCGGGAATTGCAGCACCATTTGAAAAAGGTCCCGTAGAGGAAGTAACTGAGATTCGTAATGAAAATCAGTTGTTTGAAACGTTTGGAAGACCAAGTAAAAATGATTTTCATTATGAGTATTGGTATTCAGCAGCAAACTTTTTATCTTATGGGGGAAGTTTAAAAGTAGTAAGAGCAGATTCTTCTAATCTTAAAAACTCAAATGCTGGAGTTGGCGAAGCTTCATCATCAACCCTTAAAATTAAAAATTTTGAAAATTATCAAGAAGGTTCTACTGGATACTACTGGGCGGCAAAAACTCCAGGATCCTGGTCAGAATCAGTAAGAGTTTGTGTAATTGACAATCTTGCAGATCAAACTTTTTCTGGATTAAGCACTTCGTTAATTACTGTTGGAGCTGCAATTACTCAAACAGTTTCTTCTGATGAATCTTTAAGAGGAATTGTAACTGGAGTAGGAAGTTCCGAGTTTTATGTTAAGGTTGTAGGAAAGGTCAATACTTCAACTGGTACTGCAGTAACAACTTCACAAGAATATACTGAAAGAGGTAAATATTCATTCAAAACAGGATCTGATTTTTATATAAATGGATCTTTAGGAGCAGGAACAACTTCAGTTTCTGTATCTAGAGCAGGTTTAGGAACAGAATCTGCATCAACAATTGGAGCAGGAAGAAGTTTCACTTTATTAAATGAAATTGGAACTACTACATTACAACTAGCTGGAGGAGATACTTTTACTGTATCTGATTCAGAGGCTATTGTAGCAAGCAGTTCTGGAATTTCTGTAAATAATGTTATTTTAATAGGAACAGAACTTTTTAGAGTTAATAATGTTCTTGGTAACAACTTATCAGTAAGAGATAGTGGAGGTGTTAGTTTCAATGGTTATGGAACAACTCAAACAGAGCATTTGGATGGAGATACTGTAACAATTTTTGAATTACAAGCTAGTGCTGTAGAGATTACTGAAGAAGTTTCTTCAACTGATACTACTTTAAAATTGAATACTATTGGAGATGTCACAGCAAATGATTATTTAATTCTTCAAGATGAAAGTAATGCTGCTGTATATGGTGAAATACTTAAAGTAGATACAGTTTCAAACACTGGAGTATTAACTCCAAATACTATTGAAGATTGGTACAATACACAATCTTTACTGAGTACTGCAGATGGTGATTCTACAAATATTTTGTGGAGAGATGTAGCACCAAAACCAAGAACTAATGATTATGTTTCATCTAGAAATGGTGGAAATGATTCTTTCCACTTAGTTGTAGTTGATAATTTGAAGGGATCAAATAACAATAATAATGTAACACAAGAAAGATTAGAAACATTCCTAAATCTTTCAAAAGCAACAGATGCAAGAATTTCCCCATCTCAAAAAATTTATTATAAGGAATATCTTGAATTAAATTCAGAGTACATTTACGCTGGAAGTGTATTAGGTGCAACTGATACTTTCTGGAAAGTAAATCCTGTTGCTTCTAACTTCTCAAGTGGAAACACTCCAATTTCAACTTCATTAGGATTATGGGGACAAGAAGCTTCCGGAGTATTCTTCAACTCAATTGGAAACAAATCATTCACTCTTACTGGTGGTAAAGATTACTCCGGAACTAATAACGTAGGAGGTTTCTCAGTAGGAGTTGCTGACATTGAGAGTGCTTATAATGAATTGTCAAATGAAAATGAAGTAGAATTAAACTTCTTACTTCAAGGTGGAGCATCTGGAACTACTGAGGATGAACAGAGAAAAGCAAATTATATAATTAATATTGCCCAAAATAGAAAAGATTGTGTGGCATTTATTTCTCCAAACAGATCTAGTGTAGTTACTCCAACAACACAAGCTCAAAAATTAGAGAAAATCCTAGAATTCTTTACACCATTGATTTCTTCATCTTATGCAATATTTGACTCTGGATATCAATATGTATTTGATAGATTCAATAATGAGTTTGTATATATGCCTTGTTCTGGTGATATTGCTGGACTTTGCGTAAGAACTGACATTGATCAGTTCCCTTGGTTCTCACCAGCAGGAAAGGTTAGAGGTACTTTAAATAATGTAATAAAACTAGCATATAACCCTAATCAATCTGATAGAGATAGTCTTTATTCAAATAGAATTAATCCAGTTATAACTTCTCCAGGTTCAGGAACAATTTTATTCGGTGATAAGACTGCACTTTCATTCAGTTCAGCATTTGACAGAATAAATGTTCGTAGATTGTTTATTACAATAGAACAAGCAATTAGATCTGCTGCTGATGCTCAATTATTTGAGTTTAATGACAGTTCAACTAGAGCTAACTTCATAAATATCGTAGATCCATATCTAAGAGATGTTCAAGCAAAGAGAGGAATTACTGATTTCCTCTTAATTTGCGATGAAAGTAATAATACTCCAGCGGTTATTGATCGTAATGAATTTATAGCAGACATCTACGTAAAACCAGCTCGTTCAATCAACTTTATTGGACTTACATTTGTTGCTACGAGAACTGGAGTTTCATTCCAGACCGTCGCAGGTACAGTTTAATTTAATTAGGAGAAAAACCAATGCCACAGTTTCAAGATAGAACTATTGAAAAGTTCAAAAAGCAGCTAAAAGGTGGAGGAGCTCGTAGTAATCTATTTGAAGTAAGTTTTGGTAGCAGTCCATCTGGAACATTTACTTTACCCCCAACTGGGGATGAGATTGAACAAGATGATTATATGATGATCAAATCTGCTGGTCTTCCTGCATCCACTATTACTGAAATTCCAGTTCCTTTTAGAGGAAGAACTTTAAAAATCGCTGGAGACAGAACATTTGATATCTGGACCATTACAGTTATCAACGATACTGACTTCAAGTGGAGAAATATCTTTGAAAGATGGATGAATTACATTGTAAAAGTTTCTGATGGAAGTGGTGAAATTGAGCCTGAGGAGTATATGGTAGATATGAATGTAACTCAATTATCTAAGGGTCCAGGAACTTCATTAAATACTCCTGGAACTCAAGGTGGTGATATTGATGTTTTAAGAAAATACATTGTTCATAGTGTATTCCCAACTAATATTTCTCAGATTGATCTTTCTTACAACAATGAAAATGAAATTGAAGAATTTACTGTAGATCTTCAAGTTCAGTGGTGGGAAGCTGCTGATAAGAATAATAGTTCAGGTTCTCAAGTCATCTAAATATTAGAAAGTTTAAAATTACACGATGGCAAAGTTATTTGGATTTTCTATTGATAATGAAGATAATAAGCCGAAAGGCGCTATATCCCCCGTCCCCGAAAATAACGAGGACGGGGCAGATTATTATTTGACTAGTGGATTTTATGGTCAATATGTAGATATTGAGGGAGTATTTAGAAATGAATACGAACTAATTAGAAAGTATCGTGAAATGTCACTTCATCCAGAGTGTGATAATGCAATTGAGAATGTTGTAAATGAAGCTATTGTTAGTGACTTAAATGATAGTCCTGTAGAAATTGAACTTAGTAATTTAAATGCTAGTGAAGGTTTAAAAAATATTATACGTGAAGAATTTAAGCATATTAAAGATTTGATGAGTTTTGATAAAAAATCACACGAAATCTTTAAAAACTGGTATGTTGATGGTAGATTATTTTACCATAAGGTTATAGATGTTCAGAATCCATCAGCAGGAATTCAAGATATTCGTTACATAGATCCTCTAAAAATTAAATTTATGAGGGTGGAAAATAAAGATAAAGATAAAATAGGTGGCACTTATATTAAGGATCCAAAAGATTCAACTAATGTTAAGGATCCAGAAATCAATGAATTTTTCATATATACTCCAACTTCCAATACTCAAAAATACGGTGGAGGAACTAATGTTGGAATTAAAATAGCGAAAGACGCTATTACTCATATTACTTCTGGACTTATTGATAGAAATAAGCATTTAACACTTTCATACTTACACAAGGCAATAAAATCACTCAATCAATTAAGAATGATTGAAGATGCACTTGTAATTTATCGTTTATCTAGAGCTCCAGAAAGGAGAATATTTTACATTGATGTTGGAAATCTTCCAAAGATAAAAGCAGAGCAATATCTTCGTGAAGTTATGAATAGGTATCGTAATAAATTAGTTTATGATGCAAATACTGGAGAAGTTAGAGATGATAAAAAATTTATGAGTATGATGGAAGATTTCTGGCTTCCAAGGAGAGAAGGTGGAAGAGGAACAGAAATTTCTACTCTACCAGGAGGACAGAATCTAGGAGAACTAACTGACGTTCAGTATTTTCAGAAGAAGTTGTTCAGATCATTGAATATTCCTGAATCTAGAACTGCTTCTGATACTGGATTTAATCTAGGAAGATCTTCGGAAATTCTTAGAGATGAATTAATGTTTACTAAGTATGTCGGAAGATTGAGAAAAAGGTTTAGTAACCTTTTTCACGATATGCTTAAGACTCAATTAATTCTTAAGAATGTAGTTACTCCTGAAGACTGGGATCAAATGAGTGATCATATTCAATATGATTACTTATATGACAATCATTTTGCAGAGTTGAAAGATTCTGAATTAATGACTGAAAGAATTAATTTGCTTATGGCAGTACAACCCTATGTTGGAACTTATTATTCTCAAGATTACGTTAAGAGAAAAATTTTAAGACAAACTGATCAAGAAATACTTGACCAGAAGAAGATGATTGATAAAGAAATAGAAAATGATTTATATCCAGATCCAAAATTAATGCCTCCAGTTGATGCTCAAGGAAATCCAATGATTGATCCTCAGCAAATGATGGGTCAAGTTCCAACTGAACCCGATATTTCTGGTGCAGATAACGCAACATCTGTAGATTCCAAAGCTGCGGAAATATAAATAGTTTCATAAAAATTGAGGCATTTT